GTGGCCAACGCCGAGTTGCGCATCAGAGGGCGCGAGGCCAACGCCGCCGCCCGTGCTGTCATTCGCGTACATACAACAATAAAACAATTGGAGAAGAAGATTGACAACTACATGGCGAAGCCTTAACAACGAACTTAGCAGGATGAGCGAAGAAGATGTTCTCAGACTGCTCAACGAGGAACGTGATGGCGCCAAGCGCGTCACCATGCTTCAGCGCCTTCACCAGCGCTATAACACCTTGCGCGTAGCACGGGAGAGACTAGAACTACTTAAAGGAGCAACACAATGATTGAACTACCCCCACATTCAAAAATCAGTTATCCATCCACGCCGACCAAAGATTTCAAATGGGAGTCTGGCTCAGACGTGCAAGCCATCTGGCGCAAGCATGGCTGGACACCGCCGTCTGAACACATGCCGCCCCCACCGCCAGAGCGCATCATGGACATGCCGCTTAGAAGAGTTAGATAAATGCCGCGCCCTAAGCCACTTGAACCACTTAAATACCGCGCCATGCGTCTGTCAGATCGTCACATGCTAGTCTTTAAAGAACTTGGCGGGATTGACTGGCTGCGCAAACAACTGGACAAAAACGCCAAGATGCCGGCCAAGTATTACAGACGCGAACTAGACGCACCTTCAAAGAAAGAAATCAATGACTAGCGGATGGAGAAAACGACAAATTCAAATGCCCAAGTTTGACATTTGGGAACGCGAGACGTTGGTCGACTTTGCTGGCGAATGCTACATCAAACTGTGCGAACAGGATGACTACATTCAGCAGTTGCAATGCGACCTAAAGACCGCCATAGAGGCGTACCGAGCGCTAGTTAAGGAATAGGCGGCGCTCGTCTATGCGGCGGTTTTGCAAGCCTTTAAGAACCTTGCCGCCGCCCATGCAGTATTTTAAAAGTTCTTCGGCAGCGCCTTCTTTATCGCCTCTAAGCAATTTTTGGCGAAGCGTTGAACGCTGGAGTGTCCCAAGGCCCACGTTGAAAGCAAAACTAACGAGGCCATCAAACATACCCTGTGTAAGATTACAAGGACAGAAAGTATGCACCCCACGCTCGAAGCGTTGCAGATCGGCTCTAAGAATTCCATCTACTTCGTCTTTTGAAAACTGTCTGTTATCTTCTTGAGCCAGCGGGAAACTGCCTCTTTGATCAATTGGCATTTTGCCTTGATTTGGATAAAGAACATGACCTACTCCTATTGTCCACAACTTTGCTGGGCACTGGTATGGTTTAAATCGCACACCCTCATGGTGCTTGATCATCTCAACAGCTTTGGGTGAGACGTTCATTTGCCAAACGCCCTGCCACCAAAGTGAAACGCTATGATGGATGCAAACAGCGCCTGGGTATCTGAGTCCCACAGCATCTCAGCCAAATCTACAAAACTGACGCCGCTGTTCCAGCCGTAGGCAAACAGGCCAACGTCCACAAATACTAGCAGGAAAAAGAATCCGTAGGTAATGACTGGGCGAACACTAGCGCGCAGGTTGTGCATCCACTGGCTAGTGCCTTCGTTGAGCGAAGTGTCATGCGCATAAATGGCCTGCATCTCAGCTTGCTGTGCGCCGATGATGGCCTGGCTGGTGGCCGCCGCGCTTTCAGTTTCTAACTGCTCTGTGCGGATATGCTCAATGCGCTCTTGCGCCTCAAAGCCCGCCTTGCGCAATTCCAACTCACGCTGGATCTGCATCTGCGCCAGCACCAACTCGTGCATCTTGTCAGCGCGGTCTTGGAAAAAATCCAGAATTTTGGGCAGGCCGCCCATGAGGAAAGAGATCAGGGTTGAGATTAGGGTCAGCATTACAGTCCAATCATTCCAAGTAGTTTATTTACAATCTTGTTTGACAAATCGTCAGGCAAGAACCGCAAAAGACCAAGCACCCACCAAGCGATGTACAGCCGTACAAAGATTTTGAGGAATTGGTCAAATTGCTTTTGGTACTCATTCACCGCCCACACCTTGATCGGGCGCACATATCGCCAATCTCAGCGATGCCCCAACCAACGGCGCCGATTAGCATCACGATCACAACAATACCAACCGCCCAAGCCATCTGTTCTTCTTCAGCTTCTTTGCGTTTCTTTTCGTCGGCCTTGGCTTGGCGCGCTAAATGCGCGTCTTCAATGTCCATCTGCTGCTGGCGTTCTTTAATCTTGTTCCACACATCTATGCGACCCGTCTGCATAAAAAGCATTTGTAGCTCGGCTTCAAAACGTCTGGCCTCATCAAGCACCATTTCAATTTGCAGTGCTACGCCAAGGTTAGACTTGTTGCCAGAACGCTTGGCCTCGACCATGGACCGAGTGGCCACGCTTTTGGCGTCAAACATCTTAGCGATCATGGGGGTCAGCCCCGCTAAGTCGTTAGCGACTTTACTTGCTTTTTTGACAAGTCCTATGGCTTGCTGTAACCCTTCTAGGGCGGTTAAGGGATCTATCATTTCTTTTCCCACTTTAGGCAAACAACCTTGCGATTGTAAACATCCCCCGTCCACGCCCACCGCACACATCGGTATTCAGAAACTTGTGGTATTAACATCACCACAAGAAGCCAACTCATTTGTCTACTTTGTTGTCTAATCTATCAAAAATTTTACCAAGCATTTCTTTAACGTCGCGCATGTCTGAGCGATAGTCATCACGGGCAACGTAGTTCAGCGGCATAGCCCGCACGTCCACGTCCAAGCGCTCAATGGATCGGTAGATGTTGTTCAGCACCCAACCACCTAAAGCGCCAGCCAGACTTACCGCAATGTTAAATAAAACTTGTGATTCCATTATTGAGCCAATGCGTTTTGGTTTTTACGCCTTGGCGCAAGAGCGTTAACCGCCGCACCAGCTTCAGCGCCGGTTACTTTTGATTCTGCCAGCGCTTTAAGAACAGCGTTTCGCTCAACAGTTGGCAACGTGGCAAGCAATTCATTTGCGCTTTTACCTGACATCATGCCTTTAGCAACTGCTTCTAAAGTTTTGTCATTGACTTGCCCGCGCAAGATACCGGATACTTTGTTAATAACCGCAGATGTTGCATTAACACCCGGCGCAGTAATAGCGCGCTCTTTTAAAATGTTAGCTAAGGCTTCTGCGCCGTCTTTGGCTAATTTATCCATTGCCGCATCGCGTTTTAATTCGCCAGCAACTTTATTAACCGCGCTCATTTGCTCGGGTGTCAATACTTCGTTTATCCCGCCAAAGCGCGGATTCTGGTCGGCGCGTTTAAGTAGCGCAGACTCGCCTTGACCAAGCGCATTTAAAAATTGCACAGGCTTTTCACCAACAGCACCAGAACCTTTAAGAGTTTCTGTCATCTTGTTCAAAACTTGCGCTTGATTGACTGGTTCAGACAATCGCCCAAACAACATGCGCGCGCCAGTGTATTGTGGCGATATTTCATCAATTGCAGATAACAATTGCGCTTTGGCGTTTTGCAGGGACGCGGTGTTGTACTTTTGTAATGCTGTTGCGGCGGTAGGATTTTTAAATTGCGCATCAATGGCCAGCTTCATAAGGTGCAAACCTTGAAGCGTACTCATTGGATCTTTGCCTACATTGACACCCATGTCGCGCGCTGTTGCTTCGGCTGCGGCAATTGCTGGATTGCTTTTTAATGCTTGCAAAGCTGGCGTAAGTTTGGCTTCAAAAGTTGGCCCTGCTGTTCCAGCTAAAGCGCGAGACTCTTGTTCTTGTAAAGCTAACGCGGCAAGGCGCGCTTCATCAGCGGCTCTTGCGCCGCCATAGTTTGCGGTTGCGGCTAACTCACGCACATCCAAAGATTTGGCTAAATTAGGCGTTACCGCTTGAAGAGTTTCTACGCGTGCCGCTTCATCTGCTGCTTCTTTAACCGCTTTAGCTGACGCAATATTGGCGGTAGGCGCGCGCTGACCCATGGCCTGAAGCGCGGGGTTAAGAATACCCGCCTCTTGAATTGCTTGCGCTGAAGTTAATCCTGGGGCAGCTTTTGCATTGGCGGCTACGATTGCTGTTAAATCATCACCAGCAATTTCACGCATAATTTTGCCGGCTTTAACTTGAACAAGGCGACCGCTAGCAGCGTCCCACATCCACCCCAACGCTTTAGCTGCGGCGGGAATAACAATAGGCGCGGCAGCACCAACTGTACCAGCCGCCACGCCGCCTATTGCTTGATCAGATAATTTGGTAGTGCCAGGCAACGCCAAACCTAAAGGGATGCCTTGCTTTAGTCCTTCAAAAACTTGTTGGCCTTTAGTTACCGCAGTTGACGGCTGCGCAGCCGCAGTCATTAACGTACCAACACCGCCCAATACATCAACAGGTTTGACGCCTGGCGCTTCTCCAAAAGCCATGCCGCGCTCTTTGGTAGCTTGAAGGTTATTCCACCAATCAGCAATTGCTTTACTGACAACAGGTTTTTGACCCATCTTTTCATTAAGATAGTCACCCACGTTAGCGCCAAACTGCACAGCGCCGACCAAAGGCGCAGCCGCGCCCATCAGCAAACGTGCGGGTGGCGCGGATAACGCCAACTCGCCCATCGTAGGTGCTTTGCGTTGGCCCGGTATGCCGGTGCTTGTTTGTGTAGGCGTGGCAAATAATTTTTGTGCTTGCGCAATTACATCTGCGTCGCTAGCGCCTGCTGGCCCCTCAATCTCACGCATAGTACCCGTAGGGTCTTGTACTTTGTAGATTTGAGTTGCCATTAACGCACCACCTTCCATTCACCAGTGGCAGGCGCAGCAGGTTTGTTTTGGTTTAATAATTTAAGAACGCCCGCGTTATTGCCACCGCCAGATTTGTATTGGTCTGCCAATCCAGTGCGTTGGCCTTCCATAAGTTCTCGATAGCGTTTAATCATGCTTCGTAATTGTTCAGGAGAGTTAGCTGAACTAACCGTTTCTTGAATAGCTTTACGGTCACCCAACGCGCCTGCGCCGCCAAGAATAGCTTTGACAAGTTCGTCTGCAACAATATTTTTAACGCCGTTAAAATCTGTTGGTGCGGGCGCGCCCATTTGCGTTGCAATTGTGTTGCCCAATTGATTTAGCATTTTTACGTCGCCGTTTGCAAGCGCGTCAATTGTGCTGTTTAAGACTTTTAAGTGGTCATCTGCAACATTGATTGACCGTAATGTACGTGACGCCAAACCAGCAGTAAACGCAGTCTCAATACCTTGTTTAGTTTTGTACTGTTGCGCGTCGTATGTAGGATCAGCGGCCTGCACAAGTTGCATAAGTTGAGATGAACGAGCGCTGTTTCCAGATGGAGGTGCTGCACGGTGTTCCAAAATAGCGCTTACTTGGCCAGCTAAGGTTTTAGGCATAACCGCCAATAAATCAGGGCCGGTTAAACCTTGGTTAATAGCTTGACCTAATGGAATTTGTTTGCCGCTTATGGTGTCACCGGTGGGTAAGGCTGCTAAAGCAGGTGCTGGCGCTGCGGGGCGAGGCGCCATGGCGTTAGCGCCACCGCCAACAGGCGCCATGGCGTTAGCGCCACCGCCGCCGCCGCCGCTAAGAGGCATCAACGGAAACGCGGCTTGAGCGCCAGATATATTAAACGGATCTGCTTGCAAAGCGCGCAAACTTAGCCCACTACGCTCAACGCCCAGACGACCTGCTGCCGTACCGGCTTGGCTAGTCGCGGCATTAGCTGTTTGTTGCAAGATTGGTAAGCGCGCAGTTTCAAATTGCGACATAATTTTAGGAACAGTTGCAGCAAATTGATCTTTGGCGTCCATCAGCCCCAAAACTTTATTGATGCGCCATTCTTTAAATTGTTCGGGCGTCATGTTTTGAACTTTGTTTATTTCTGGCCCTGCGGAAGCCATATCAAAGTAGCCTTTTTTAACGCCGTCAATTAGTCTTTGAACAGCGTCAGCCGGCGTGGCCGATGCGCCCACCGATTGCCAACCATGTTCAAGTTTGTCTTTTTGAAGTTGAAATTGAGTTTTTTCAGTTTCACTTTTAGTTTTGGTTAAATCTGCGGCGGCTTTTAAACGCTCGTTTTCAGATTTCAAAATACCTGGGATGATGCCGCCTTGACCACGTTTGGCGGCTTCTTCTACCAACGCGTTAATATTTACGCCGCCAGTTTCAGGATTGTAATGTTTGGCGTATATTTCATTTTGAATTGCAGCCGCTTGATCCGCACGTTGAGCAGCACCAAGTTGAAATTGCGCCAACGCATTTTGATTTTGCGCGTTTTGAATTTGCGCAATTTGGCCGTATTGGGCCAAAGGATTGGCCAACTCGATTTGTCTAACGCCAAGAGAAATGTTTGGATCAAGTGCCATATTTACCTCTTAACCATTTAAATAATACTGATCTGCTAATTGCGCATTTGTTGGGCTACTAGTACCGCCACGATTTCGCAGTGCATTAAGTAAATTGTTGTTGCTTGTGTAGTTTAAGTACGTCCCCAAACCGCCAGTAAACGCATTAGACGCGCCTACTTGGCCTGCCGCGTTTGCCGCCGCGCCGCCAGTCATTAGGTTGCCAACATTGGTTGCGTTAGCCGCGCCATACTGACCCAGTTGATTAGCTGTAGTTTGACCAACATTAGCCAAAGATTGATACGGCCCAAGTTTAGCCGCGCGTTCAATCTGATAACGATTAAATGCGTTCATGTATTCTTGCGAACCCATGTCCTGACCATAACGCTGCGCGGCTTTTAATGCACTTCCGCTAATCAAACCGCCACGGGCGGCGGCTTGGCGATCAAGCGCTTTCTGACCTTCAGATAAACGAAAACCGTAGCCTGGGTCTTTTGAAAATTGCTCTGGGCCAAACATGGTGTAGTCGGCCATGCCTTCCAATTTACCAAGCGCGTTAACACCCGCCGCGCGATAGGGCGCTAGGTCTTGACGAGTTTGTTGAAACTGTTGGTTTTGAAGTTCAGCAGCGCGGTCTGCGGCGGCGGCTTGTGTAGACGCGGCGCTTTTAGCTGCGCTTGCGCCGAGTAAGGCGCTACCGCCAATTGCTAGGGCCATCCATGGCATATCAATTCTCCTGTAGGCACTGGGCCAGTTCTTGTGCTTGCGCTACATCGCTTGGCACAATTAAAACTTCATCAATTTCATCCATATCAGTGCATTCGGTTGCATGAATGCAATACCACACAACATCTGTGAGCGATTTTACGCCATGATGTTTATTTGCTTCAATAGTTAGGCACGCTGGCGCATGAATAATTTTGCGCTCATCATCCACCATCAACTCAATAGAACCACTGGCAAGGATTGACAAATGGCTGAACTTGTGCTTATGCTGCACAAGCACATGACCCGCTGGTATCAGCGTTTCCTTTGCGTAAACCCCTGCACTAAAGTGGTGGTTGATCATTAGGTCACCTGACGTCCAGAAACGCGAATGTTGATGGCGCTGCCCGTGCCTGCAATTGTACTGATAAAGTCACCAGCGCCAAGGACTTGGCCAACCAATTCAGGGAACGTATAGACTTCAGCCGCTTGAAGCGATTTGGTCTTGGTAATCAAGTTGGTGTTGCCGGCGGTATCGGAAACCGTGACCAAGTTGACAGAGATCGTAGCGGCCGACGCGCTGATGTTGGTGGCCGTAAATTTGTCAATAATGGTCGTGACACCTGTTGAGGTGTACTGCGTTGTTTGCGATGCCTCGGCAAATTTCGCCGGTACTAGGACTTTTACTGTGACAGTCATGGTTTACTCCAAGAGCAGATTGTTGTTAGAGGCAGCTTGCATGATGACCCAATTAGTGCCGTCAGACACCATTGTCGCCCAATTTCCTACAACTGCCAAGAGGATTGCAGTGCCCGCCGATGTACTATCTAGCGGCACAATGTTGCTCGATGCTGAGTTAACCAACTGAGCCTGCATGTTCTTAACCGTGATAACACGGCCAGACCACGCCGAAGCGGTAGGAAAAGTCAACGTCAAGGCTGTAGCGGTCTTGTTGTTGATAATCCATACGTCCGTGTCGGCAATCGTATAGTTAGCCGTTACAGTCACTGGCGCGGTTGTTGAGCCACCACCGCCGCCACCGCCTGAGCTAGACGCGCTAACGCTTACAAGCGGCTGTAATTCCAAAGCCTCAATCTGCTTTCGCATCTCAGCTATTTGAGATATTAGCCCCGCCCCGCCGTCAGTCAATACGTCAGGCGCTGGCAGCGTTACAACGGGCGGTAAGGTCTGCAATTCCTGATTGACAGCGCGCAGCGTTGCGTCATAAGACGCGACCAAAGACACGATATTTGGGTTAACGTCATCGCCGCTGTTGCTTGCCGCGTTAAACAGCGACAAGAAAAACAAATACCAAGCGCGGTCAATTAAACCCGTGCGAGGGTCAATCAACGGCACTCGCGGGGGCGTGATTGGCGTTGGCGTAGCGTTAGGACTAGGCATTCGTTGGACTCAAAATGAGTTCAGCGCCCATGATTGTAATTTTCACAGGGTCAGTGCCCGACAACTCATACACGCGGTCGCGCAGTTTAACAGTCATGCCCAACCGGCGCCAGATTACACGTTTGTAATATTCGCCAATTTTGCCTAGAGATTTCCAATGCTCGTTTGACCATGTGTGGCCACCGTCATCTGAGAAGCGAAGCATGACTTGAGGTTCTTCGCCTTGGCCAAGGTTTAAGCCCACACCAGACTCGCAATCAAGTTGCAGGGTGTGTTGGGTTGTTCGTTTAAGATTGTTTGTGCCAGTAGGCAGCGCACGCCATGAGCGCAACCATTTTTGGATGCCCCCATTGTCGCTAAAGTCATCTAGGTCAAACGCATAGATGTTGCCGTTTTGGTAGTCGCCAATAACAATCTGGTTGTTAAACGCCATCTGGCAGTTGCCACGGTGACGGGTAAACTGCCCGTCAGAAAAGCCAGCGCGCTCATGCCACGCCTGCGTTGCCGCGTCATAGACCCAAGTTGTATTGGCG